GTAAGGGAAACTTTGTGTCGTTGCATGATGACTACGAAGATGAGCCCACGGACCACGGACAAACGGAGTATTATTAATGGTTACTAAAAATAGATTTAGTCCTTACGATCAAGCAGTTTTAGATGATCCAGCATATGAAACAAAACCAGGACCAGTGTCAGGGTTCATATCAGACGTGCTCTATGGTGCACTAACTCCGGAACAAGAACTACGGCAACAAATAGATCAAAGCAAACAATTACGATCCGAAGCTACTGCCAAAGCATTACAGGGTACAAAATATGAGAGCTTCGCAGGAGAGTCAGACTTACCGTCATATGTAATTCAAAGTCCAGGAATTAAGGAACGTTTAGATGAAGCAGGATATGTATTTGAACCTTTTCAAGAAGGATTTGGTCGAGTGGGTCAGTTTATTTTTGGTGGACAGAGAAAAGCTTTTAAAAAATTATCTGAAGGTGAAAAATTAACACCTGACGATATTAATGAAATAGCTTTTGCCCCACTTGATGCTCTAGATTTTATTTTCCCACCTTTAATTATTAAACGACTTGCAAGACTAGGTATTAAGTCTGTTGATGATGCAATTAGATCTACAATAAAAGATCCTGATGTTGATTTTGTGAAAGAAAGAATTGGTGGCGGATCAGGTATACCTTTAGGTATACGTGGAACTGATGACCCTCTAGGGGTTGGTGACCGCACAGCTTTAGCACCTGATAGAAACGGTACGGGTGCAGGCGGTTCAACATTATTAACAGGAGATCCACCATCTAACATAAATACTAAAGAATTTACTATGTGGAGAAACGATACTGCTAAGAAAATAGTAGAAGATTTAATTGCTAAAACAGATCCACAAGAATTAGTTGATGGCAAAATAGTTAGAATTGATGCTCATAATGCTATCAAAGATTATTTTAAAACTAATTACCCACAGTTTGCAGAGGGTCGTGGTCCTCGATATTATGATAATTTAATAGATAAAGTTAGCCCATCTATACGTTCTTTAATAATAGAGCAGTCTCCAGGTAGTAAACAAAGTCCGTTTATTACTAGATTTGTTGCAAATTTAAAAAAGACAAATCCTGATGCAAAGGGACAACCTTTATACAAATATATAAACTTTAAAGCAGAAGAGTTTTTTAGAGCAAACGGAGAAAGACCTGACCTAGATACATTATCAGAATATATCAAACAAACAGATCCACAAGCTGTAAGTAGTTTTACAGATCTAAGCGCTAATGGCCTTGACAGAATAATTTATAATCAAGGTGTAAAAAAAGGCAATGTATTACCCGAGCCTACAAAAATATTTTATAGAAGAGGAAAGCTATTTGGAATCAAAGAAACAATTGAAAAATTAAGAACAGAGGGAATACCTAATTCAAATAAAATAGATGGCAAAGGTTTTTTACCACAAGAGTTTGATGCTGATTACCAAATATTACTTTCTAAACTTAGAAAAACAGACTCCATGCTTAATACAATTAAAACCTCGTTTGATACACACTTAGCTAAATACACAAATGAATTTAATGAACCTATATTTAACTATGATTCGTTTACACAATTTCTAAGAGATAATCAAAAAGAGTTAAACATACCACCTAGATTATTTTCTTTTGACCAAGTAGATTATTCTGCGCCTTTAGCCTCCAGAAAAGCACAACGTGAAATTAACGAGGTAGATAAATTTTTAGGTGGTGAGAAAGTAGATTATAGAAGACCAAAGTTTGAAGGGGTAACATTACCAACGCCCATGAGAAATTTTTTGACTCACATGTATCGTGGTATGTTACAAAATAAAAAAAAATTAGATAAAGATGGCAATGTAATTATAAATAAAAAAACCGGTGAGCCAATTATGGAAGCTGGTTTACTTAACAATGTAGAATTTGTTGATAAGTATGTTATGCCATTTGTAGGAGAAAACACACAAAAGACAGTTGCAAATTTAGCGCAAGAATATCCTGAATATAAACAATGGTTACGCTTAGAGAAAAAAGTTGAAAAATATCAAAACGTGCTAGGTAATTTTATAGAAGAACTAAAAGCATCTGGCAAATATTCAGATAGAGAAATTGAATTTATTAATGATAGCTTAGCTCCACAAAAAGCACACATATATCCGATAACTACAAATTTAAAAGAAGAAAGATTTGTTGGCATGGCACAAGATGCAGAAAATATTCTTGTGCAACCAGCGGTTTATAATCAGGTCTATCAAAAAACTTTTGATAATGTTTTTAAAAAATTATTAAAACAATTTGAAGGAAAACAAACATTACAAAAATTACAAACCTCTAAACCAAAAAGCATTGATGATTTTAAAAACAGTTTTGGTTTTGATGTAAGTGTAACAAAATTTTTAAATGAAACGAATATTGAGAATCCAAGGCAGATAGATTATTTAAATTTTATCTATCAAACTCTTAATGAAGAATTACAAAAAAGAGGCATGGTGTCAGTGCAAAGTTTTAATCCAAAACAAAAAGAAATTTTTCAAGGATTAAGATTTTTAGATCCGAATTTAGTTGGTCCACCAGGTGGTTTAGATTTTAAGGAAGCCGGAGAAGTTTTAATAGTTGGTGACCCTAATGTTTTTACAAAAAAAGGTAAAACTAAGGATTATTCACCAGAATTTTATATGACCGTTGCTAAAGAAATACTAAACAGAAATCCAGATAAATTACCGTTGACAGCACCCATTCCAAAAAAAGGTGCAAAAAAAGATGCTAAAAACTTTGTATTGTTTAATAAAGGCGGTATCTCCATGGTCAAGGGTGGTATGGCCATAGGTGGTCAAAACTTTACAGAGAACATGAACAAACAAGATTTCACACCTGACCCAGGTATAGAAGGCATGAGTGCGTTTGATCAAGCAGTGCAGTCAGGTAATCTACAAGCGTTAAACATACCAAAAATATTTAAAGGTTTAGGTGAGGCGTTTGGTGTGTTCTCTCCAAGAAAAGTTGTAGATACACCAGCAGCACCAAGAGTTATTGACAAAAGCGATTTTCCTTTACAGTCATTTACTTTTGAAAAAATTACAAATTCAAAAACCCAAGCAGCTAGACCACAAGATTGGATTAATGAGTTACAAGGTGGAGCTGCAGCACCAAAAGCAGAACTATTAGACTCTGGACTATTTCAGTATTTAGCAGACTTTGAAAAATTTTTTCCCAATCAGAAAATATCAAAACAAAAATTGGTGGATTTTTTAGAAGACAATCCCATATCAAATCTAAAAATTAGAATTAAAGGTTCTGAAACAGGTGATCCCGCTTATGACAGTTATATGGGTAAACCAAGGCATAAAAATGTAGGATCAGCTAGAATGGATAAAGCGGGTGAAGATTATAGAGAAGTAGTAATTGAAGCTGGTAGATTACCTGGTCAAAAAGAAGGTGAAGAGTTTGTGAACAGCTCACACTTTGCAGAAAAAAATGTCTTAGCCTTTGGCAGAGTAGGCACGTATAAAAATTCTGCAGGAGATAATGTTGCTGTTATACAAGAAATGCAAACAGATTATCTAACGCAAGTAAGAAAAGAACAAGAATTGTTAGATGCAGAAATAGAAAGATTGACGGCGGATAAAACAAAAAATGAGCAAAGGTTAGCTCAGGCTACAAATGAATATGATAGGCAAACTGCTACAGAAAGATTAAACGAGATAGATAGTAAACTACCAAAACTTTTAAAATTACAAGAAAGTAAATTAATAAAACCATATCCTAATATAGCAGCAGCTGATTTGATACCAGTTTATAATAAACAGTTACAAGACATACAAAAAAACATTAATGATTTGTCAATGCAGGGTGTAAGACGAGAGAATCCAGAGTTTCTTATGCAAATTAACAAACTAGAGCAAGATCAAAAACAAGTATTAGATGCTCTTCTAGATTTAAATAGAACAAGTGATTATGAAAAATTAAGTGAGGGTGTACAAATACCCGACATTTCTGATCGTGATAATTTGTTAAGGTATGTTGCCGGTGAGGACACTTATGTGAGTATGAAGAATATTAAGACATTTCCACCAACACCTCTTAACAGTCAAGCAGACTATGTAGATGCGATATTAAAAGCAGTTATTAAAGATGCAGAGAACAGAGGCATTAATAAAATTGCTATCATGCCTGCAGATGTTGGAGCTAATACAAGATGGAGTAAAGAGGGTGACGAGGCAAAAAGAAAGTTTAGAAACCTTTACGATAAAGTTGGTGTGCAACAACTAAAAAATATTGCAAAAAAATACGGTGGCACTGTTAAAGAAGAATTTATTCTTGACACTACTAAAGGTGAGTTAGGATTAAGATTTTTAAACAAAGGTGTAGATGGTGAATTTCAACTTTTAAAAGAAACGGACATTGATCCAAGTGTGACAATTAGAAGAGAAGATTTAGGACCTTCTAAACCGCCTGAGGGATTAAATGCTTTTTTAAATGAAGAGATATTAAGAGTTGCAAAAGACTATGGACCTAATGAAGTGGTGTTTAGAAAAGAGGTAGCACCAGGACAGACCATGGAATACTTTGTAAACGTTAAACAAGGTGATGTAGTAGATCAAAAATTTGACCTTGTGCCTTTGGGTGATGCAGATAGAGCAGAAAATGCAACTATTATTATTGAAGAATACAATCCGCAAAGAGTTAAAATGAACGTATTAGTTTTACCTGAGAGTAACAAAGACAAGCCAATGTACTTGTTTAAGAAAAAGAAAGGTGGCATTATGCCAGATGATAGGTTAGTTTCAATTACAGATATTTATGGTGATTATTAATGGCAGAAAAATTTGATAGCACTGCAGACGTGCCTTATTTAGCACGTGATGCAAAAACAGTTGGCCCAGGTGGTGGCGAAGATTTATTAGCAGAAGATGTAGGAACTACAGTTGACCTAGTGCAAACAGATGAGACACCTGACGTTGAAATAATGGATGACGGCGGTGCTACTGTTGGTGAAGAAGAGCAAACACAAGAGGTTGGCTTTTTAACAAACTTAGCAGAAGTCTTAGAAGAGGGTTACTTGCAATCCTTATCTAATGAATTATTAGAAAAATTTGAAAACGACAAAAGCTCTAGAGAAGAGTGGGAGCAAGGTTACACTAAAGGTTTAGATCTTTTAGGTTTTAAATATGAAGAACGCACCAGACCTTTTAGAGGTGCATCTAGTGTTAATCATCCTATGTTAGCTCAAGCTGTTACACAGTTTCAAGCCATGGCTTATGTTGAATTATTACCAAGCGATGGGCCTGTAAGAACTCAAGTTGTTGGTGCTAATAATGAAAAATTACAACAAGCAGCAGAGCGTGTAAAAGATTACATGAACTACGAGATTACTCATGTCATGGAAGACTACAATCCAGAGATGGATCAATTGTTATTTCAACTACCTCTCTCAGGTAGCTCATTTAAAAAAATATATTTTGATGAAGTTTTAGGAAGAGCTACATCTAAGTTTATACCCGCAGAGGATGTTATTGTGCCTTATGGTGCATCAGACCTAGACAGTTGTGATCGCATTACACAAATCGTAAAGCTATCTCAAAACGATTTAAGAAAAAAACAAATATCAGGATTTTATAGAGACATAGATCTTACAGCTTACGAAGGCTATGAGGCATCAGATATACAAGAAAAAAAGAATGAGATTGATGGTGAGAGACCAAACGATTACAGCTCTGATGACATGACTGAACTTCTTGAAATGCATATTGATTTAGATTTAGAAGGTTATGAAGATATTAATCCAAAAGATAATCAACCCTCAGGTATAAAATTACCTTACATCGTAACCATAGATCGTGGATCTAATAAAGTTTTATCTGTTTATAGAAACTATAATCAAGAAGATGCACTGAGAAAAAAGAATGAATATTTCGTACATTATAAATTTTTACCTGGTCTAGGATTTTATGGCTTTGGTTTAATTCACATGATCGGTGGCTTGACTAGAACGGCTACTACTGCATTGAGACAATTATTAGATGCAGGAACTCTATCTAATTTACCTGCAGGTTTTAAATCTAGAGGACTAAGAATACGTGATGACGATCAGCCTTTGCAACCTGGTGAGTTCAGGGATGTAGATGCACCTAATGGTGTCATAAGAGAAGCTCTTATGCCCTTACCATATAAAGGACCTGACCAAACATTATTTGCATTATTAGGTTTTTGTGTAGACGCTGGTAAACAATTTGCAGCAGTGGCTGATATGCAGTTGTCTGAAATAGGTAGTTCGCAAACACCTGTTGGCACAACTATGGCGTTAATGGAGCGTGGCACAAAAGTTATGTCCGCTGTTCATAAAAGACTACACTACGCACAGAAAAAAGAATTTAATCTACTAGCAAAAATATTTCAGCAAGTATTACCGCCTGTATATCCTTACAACATAGCTGGTGGGCCAAGAGAAATTAAAGTTTTAGATTTTGGCGATGCAATCGATATTTTACCTGTATCAGATCCAAACATATTCTCAATGTCACAAAGAGTGACATTAGCTCAAAATCAATTACAACTTGCACAATCTAATCCACAGATTCACAACTTATATGAGGCTTACAGAAGAATGTACACTGCATTAGGTGTTAAAGATGTTGAACAGATATTACCTATTCCACAAGGGCCACAACCTAGAGATCCTGCACAAGAACATAGCGTGGTTTTAATGGGTCAACCACTTCAAGCATTTATGGAACAGAGTCACGACTTACATATAAAAGCTCATAGAACTTTTATGTCATCATCATTAGTAAGAACAAACCCAATGGCTGTAGTAAATTTAGTTTCACACATTAATCAACACGTTTCCATGTTAGCTATGCAGGTTGTGGATAGAGCAATGGTAGCTGAAGCAGAAAAACTTCGTCAAGAGTTTGGTGATCAAGTGCCTCCTGAGGCGATACAATCTCTACAGGCTAGCAGACAAATGCTTATTGATGAACAAATTCTTAAAATTACAGAAACTATGGTTGCTGAAGAGGCAGAAGCAATGCAAGAACAAAATATGGACCCACTTGTTTTACTAAAACAGCAGGAATTAGCATTAAGACAACAAGATTTAGAGCTAAAAGCACAGCAACAAGGTGAACAACAGGGTCTGAGAGAGAACCAATTTGAGTACAAACAGGATTTAGACGCTATGAAACTACAAAAAGACTACGATTTAGCAGATTTAAGGGCTCGAGTAGCTTTGGAGAGGACAAATGCCACTAAACAAGAAGGGTAAAAAGATAAAAAAGGCCATGGCAAAGACTTATGGCAAGAAAGAAGGTGCTAAAGTGTTTTATGCGAGTATAAACAAGGGAAAAATTAAAGGAGTAAAGAAAAAATGATGAATTTTTTAGTTGGCCCCATCGCAAATATGGTGGGAGATGCCGTAAAAGGCTTTGTTGAGACAAAAAAAGCAAAAGCAGACCTTAAATTAACTGAGATTAAGGCACAAAAGTCTTTGAAAGAGCAGCAGATTGCTGGAAAAATTTCGTGGGAGGCATCTGCAGTAGACCAAATGAAGGGAAGCTGGAAAGACGAGTTTGTTTTACTAGCTTTAATGATACCTGCAATTTGTGCGTTCTTGCCTTTTATGCAACCACACATTGAACGTGGGTTTGCAATCTTAGAAACTTTACCAGAGTATTACACGCATCTATTATATCTTGCGTGTTCTGTATCATTAGGTGTTAGAGCAGCACCAGGTGTAAAAAACATAATATCAAAGGCAAAAAAATGATGGGAGTATGTATGAAATGCGATTGTCCGTGTCATTGTACACAATCTTGCAATGAATGTGGGTGCGTAGGGTGCACATGTAAAAATGAAGAGACTGACGAAGACAGTTCCTCCTAAAAAAGGACCACAATCACAAGGGTTGAAAATCCCACCTAAAAATATACAAATAGTTAAGACAAAGAAAAAAGGAACTTAACTATGAAACACAGTTATTTCAAAATACCTGGGTGGTTTAATTACTCAGAAACTTACGACATGATTGTTGATCAAATACCTGAGGATGGAAAGATTGTAGAAATAGGATCTTTTATGGGTAGATCAACACATTACTTAGCAACATCTTTAATGAATGCAAATAAGGAACAAGTAAAAATTTATGCTATAGATACTTTTGAAGGTTCATCTGAACATATCAATTTAAAAATACCTAAAGACTTTTCTTCAATATTTAAAGAAAATTTAAAATTTTTTATTGGTAGAGAAATGGTTATACCTATGCAAGGTAGATCTGATGATCCTGAAATATTAAACAGGTTTAAAGATGAAGATATTGATTATATTATGGTAGATGGTGCTCATGAATATGAGCCTGTTCTTGATGACATGGAAAATTGGTGGCCAAAACTTAAAAAAAATGGAGTGATGTTTGGTGATGATTATAATCTAGAGTCTGTTAAAACTGCTGTAAGAGAACGTATGACCACTCTACAAACACATGGATATAGTGTAAATGGTAGTATGGAACAAACATGGTTTACTAGTAAAAATGATGACTATAAAAAATTTGAAAAATGTGTTCCAGGTATGAATAGTCTTAAATGAGCACACGAGTAATTTACGAGTTTCAAAAACAATTAAAATTTTACAGATCACAACTTCATGATCATTTGACACAAGGGGTTGAAAGTTATGAAGAATATAAGTATATTCAGGGTAAGTTACATATGATAGACATATGCCAACAGGAACTTTCTCGCCTGCTGGACGAACAGGAGAAAATAGATGACTAAGACTTTATACGTGCCGGACCACATAATGGAAAAATATAATAATCCTAATGAAGGTGTTAAGGCAGACAGAACAGAATTACAAAAATTACCAAAACCAGTCGGTTGGCGAATATTGGTATTACCCTTTAAAGCAAAACAACAAACTAAAGGTGGAGTTTTATTGACAGATAAAACAATAGAAGATTCTCAATTGACCGCATCTGTTGCATTAGTATTAGACACAGGTGATGATGCATATAAA